CTAGTGGCTAGCCTCTATCTTCCGAAAGGCAAAGTAGTTGATGTCGGACGGGGCTACATGCCCAACAGCCCGCATGATATGCGCTGCCACGAGATAAGCAGACGCCTTGGCCGCACTCATCTTCTTGTCATAGCGGATCCGCTCGTACAGTCCGTCGGTGGCGATCGCCTCGATGCTCCCCTGCCGGAGTAGGGAGAAGCCGGCGCGCTGCATCAGCCTCCCCAGCGTCTCTGCCGAAAAGTAGCTGAGATGCGGCGATGGAAGCCCCTGCTGCCACATGCGTTGAAGAGGCCCCGTAAAGCCGGCGCGCGCGGCTATCCGGGCGGTGCGGAACACGACGCCCTCGGAAACCGGAAGGTTGATGATCGCCACACCTCCAGGCCGCAAATGGGCGTGTACCGCATTCGCCATCGAAATCACGTCGGGCAAATGCTCGAAAACGTCGTTGAAGGATATCGCATCGAACTTCTCGTCCGGGCCGAGCACCTCCGGAAAGAGGCCGACCTTGACGTAATTTCCGGCCTCCATTGCGCGCTTGGCCATAACGATGTCCGGTTCGATCCCCACCGCCTTGAATCCGCGGGCGGTCGCAGCCTCCATAAACCACCCGTGTGCGCACCCCACATCCAGCAAGGTCCCTCCCGCCGGGATCAATGTCCCACACTCATCGAGTATCTGCCGGAAGTTGGCCGTCCTGATAGGCTTGAGCGCCTGCTCGCGAGCCGTTTCATCAATTCGCGCACTCGCATTGATCTGAACCGCCAGCGAGCTCTTGTAGAAACCACAAGACGGGCAATGAAAGGTCTCCGGAAGAATGTCTCGGCGCATCTCGGTTGCGCAGATGTCGCATAGCATAGGGGAAATCTCTTGATCTGAGGTGGCAGGATCATCTGCGGCCAGCGCGCTAGCTGTCAATGCACGCTCCCCAGAGAGCCAAGAACGCAAAAAGACCCCACCCTCCCGAAGGAGAGCGGGGCCAGGACAGGGAGGAAACGCCCAAGGAGGGCTAGGCACGTCACCGCCGGCTCAAGCCAGCGGCCATCCGCGCGCGGGCGCGGATCTCTCAGAACTCTGGCTTTAGCTCCGGCGGGTGTGGCCATGCCTCGTAGGTACGCAGCCGCTGGCGGGTGACCGCGGCCTGGATGAAGCGGGCATAGGCCTCCCACTCCTCCAGCGTGCCGATGCCGGTGTGATGATCAAAGGTCAGCAGCAGCCGGCCGGTCGGCTCGTGGAAGGCGGCGCGGCGGCGCCCCTCACTGCTTGAGCACATGGACCTTGATGCCAGCCCAGATCACGAAGAGCAGACCGCCAGTCATGATGGCGAGCACCGTGTAGCCGACCTTCGCGGCGATCCCGTCCGCGGCGTGCCGGAGACGGCGTAGGAATCGAAAATCCTCCCGCGCCTCCTTCCGATCCTCCGCATCCTCGATGTACAGCCCGGCATCCTCCAGCTTGCGTTGGACGGCACGCTCCATCATCTCCTGCAACTCCTCTTTGGAGACGGAGAGGACGACGCTCTCGTTGATCTCATTCCGCATCGGCCGCCCCCCGCTGCTGGTTCAGCAGGAGAGCGTCATAGCTGCGCACCGCCGCCATCTGCCGGCCGGTAGCGCAGCCATAGGCGCCGATTGCCCGCGTCGCCATCACGGTCGGATCGCGCGCCGGCTCCAGCGGGCACGCCGCCCGCAGCGTCGGGTCGAGGGGCTGCACCGTCTTAGCGAGCGGTTCGGTTGCCGGTGGCGGGGCGACGGGCGCGATCGATGAGCTCGCGCACCCTGCGATACTCATCGTCAGTGAAATCGCAGCCAGCGCCCTTGCCAGCCGCGCGGAGATCCTCTTCGAGCTTGGAAACTTCATGTCGCATCTCCTCCGCGTCGTCATCCGCCTGGGCAGCGATGTCGGAAAGCCGGGTGTTGAGCGCCTGGACCCGCCGTATCCGCTCGTTCTGGTCTTCGATCAGGGCGTCGCGCTGGGCGATGGCGCGGTCGCGGGCGGCGACCTCGTCGCGCAGCCTGTCGGCCTCGCACACCGACTGCGCGGAGCCGACGCCGGCGAGGAAGCAGGCGGCGGCGAGGCACACGATTCCGCCAGCACAGGCGAGCCTTGGCATCCGGCAGAGCGGCAGCAACGAGTAGACGAGCAGCGTGGCGCCGGCGGCGGCCATGCCGCCAGCGCCGAAGGTGGTCGCCCAGGAGGGCAGGTAGGACAGGAGCCCGAGCATCACTGCAGCCCCGTCACGCAGAGCTCGCCCTCGCCGATATAGTCGGCGTTTCCCATTTCGCGGCGGTTCACGAGGCCCTGCACCACCTTGCCGCCGGCGCGGTTCCATGCGGTCTGCGCGTCGCACGCCTGGCGCCACTCCTTCACGCGGATGTGGCGGGCGGCCGAGGATCCGCACCAGCCCTTGCCTTCGCCCTTGCGGGGATCGAAGTAGCCGACGCCGAAATTGTAGCCGCCACCGAGCATGGCGGCCTGCACCGCCACCGGCGCCTGCACGAAGGCCGGCGCGGCGCATTTCGTCATCGGCATGTAGAAGTCGTGATAGACCCGCTCATAGAGCAGCGCCCGGCACTCGGCCGCGGCCTTGCGCATACCGGGCTTCACCCCGAGCGTCTCGCCGTAGCAGATCGTCCACACTCCGACCATGTCGCGATAGGCGACGAGGCGCAGCCCCTCCCAGTCCTTGATGATATATTCGGCGGCGAGCACCACGGCGGCCGGGTAGCGCTGCTCGCTCGTGGCGCCGGGCGTCTGGTTGCCGCTCGGCGCCGGCACATACCAGATGCCGCCGATGGAAATGGCCGTGGCCATGACGGCGGCAATCGCCGCCGACGCCCGCTTGGTCGGGCGCAGCTTGGTGATCGGCATCACTGTTCTCCGATGGATTTGGGTTGCGCGATGAAGCGCGCGATGGCGGCGGCCACGGTCACGACGAACGAGAGCGCGCCGAGCATGAGCGGGGGGATAGGAAGAGCCGGGCCGGCAAGCTGGACCGCCATTTCCACGCCGCCCAGCAGCGCGGCGAGCAGGTTCAGACGCACGCTCCACGCGTAACGCAGCACCTTCCGCCAATTCGGAATGAGGCGCATGCTAGTCTCCAGATTGTCGGGGGGATCAGGCGATGAGGTTCAGCGCCGAATGGTGGACGGTCGTCGGCCTCGTCTTCGCTGTGCTCGGCACGATCACGGTGATGTTCTGCTGGTGGGTCGATCGGCGCATCGCACGGTTCAAGGCAGAGGACGCTGAGGCGCAAGCCCGCCTAAGCCGCAGTGCCAGGAGCAACGTCGTCGAAATGAAAAAGCCGCCCGAAGGCGGCCTGTCGTTCGACTGAGAGTTTGATAGCCGATTTTAGCGGGCGACGTGGTGCGCGACGTCGTCGGTCCCATTGACCTTCCGAAGTTCTTCGCGCAGCAGGCCGATTTCCGCCTGAAGCGAACTAACGGTGCGGCTCGCTGCTGCTGCGGCTTCGGTGGCCGTCGCGAGCCTAACGCTCATGTCAGCGATGATGTTGGCCATGTGAGCAACCACATTGGCGGCCTGCTGCTGCGCTTGCTGGGCTTGCATCTGAGCGGGCGTGCCATTGCTTATCATGTGGGAAAACTCCTCTTGCGTAATGTCGATGACGGCCATGGGTCAGGTGTGGCCGTACATCGGGATAAGGCGGTAGGTATTGAACTCTCTGATCCACACTCGAAGGTAGTCTGTGGGGTTAGACGGCAGTGCAGTAGCCACGCCACCTACCACGCCAGTGGATTGAGTGTTGGCTGAGGTGGTTTCCATCAGGCCGGTATCCGCGCGGACGCCCCAGAGGCGATTTCCTGAAGCATCGTTGGCCGTAATGAACGCGCTACCTGCGGCAGCTGAATTTCCGACGTGTTGCAGGTACAGGTTCGATTTGCCCGAAGTGCTATGGTTGTTCTTTAGCAGGGCGGACGTAATCGGCCCTTGCGTCGAGTTGGCGTCGATGAAGAGGCCGATGTTGGCGATGGCGTCGGGGCTGGAATAGATGCCGTCCCAAAACTGCGTCGGGTCGATTCCGCCACGCATGATGTGGAGCGCCATCGTGCTCACGTAGTCACCGCTGGCGCCAAGAGAGAGGCAAATCGGGCTCGCAAACCCTATGCCGAAGGAACGGTTCGGCGGGTAAGTGATGGTCGGCGTGCCGTAATAGTTGAAGCTGTCTATTTCGTTGGTGACGCAGCCGGGGGCGAACGCCTGAGCTTCAGCATAAATCCCGAATACCGTTCCGCCGCTCGAATAGTTCGCGCCATACCCTGTAACGCCGGTCGGAAAGGCATGGGTTCCCGGCTCCGTATTATTGGTAACGGCACCGACGATGCCGTTTCGGTTGCCGGGCGCGTTGACGAACAGGCCGGGGGTGCCGAAGCGCGATTCCAGGCTGGAATCTGGATCAAGGTCGGTACGGGCGTTTAGGCGCACAAGGCCACCGTCGATGACGTTCAAGGTGCCCGCATTGCCGCCGCCGACGTTGACGAAGCGCGACCAGCGCCCGCCATCGAACTCCCACGATCCGCTACCGCCGATGGTAGTCGTTGCCCCAGGTGCGAAGTTGACCACGAAGCCGACGGGAAGCGTCACTGCGGCGTCAATGAACATGGTCCGAGGCACGAAAACCGAGGTCACCACATCCTGGGCGGCTAGGACGGCGGCGCTGTCGTCGGTGGTGCCGTCGCACAGAGCGCCGAACCATGTGACAACTGCATCGCCGCTATACTGGCGCACCCATGCTCCAGCCGTCGCCGCAATGGCATCCGCCTTGACGTAAATCCCCTCGGAAGCGTCCGCCGTCACCTGCGTTGAATAGTTGCCTGTCTTCCAGACGAAGATGCCCTCGCGGCCGGCTTCGGCGAGATGTGCGGCCTTATATTTCGCCGTGTCCAGCGACTTCAGCGCAAGGCGGTCGGCCACACTAAAGGTGGCCGGAGCGTCGGCCCAACCGGCGTCACCGGCGTCACTGGACAGCTTAGTGTAGATCTGCCCAGCCGTGCCGCCTGTCGCGACCCCATACCCGCCCGCGCCGAGGCCGGCCGGCCCCTGCGGGCCTATATCTCCTTGATCACCCTTCTCGCCTTTCGGAATGAAGAAGTTCAGCAGTGCAGCACCAGTCGTGCCGCTGTTGGTGACGTCGGCGTCCTCTCCAGGCTCGATGGTGGTGGTGCTGTTGACCGCGACCGTGGCCGCCTCGCCACGCGGTCCCTCGGGCCCGCTTAGATCGTAGGGCCCGGACCAGCCGGACGTCTCCTTGCGGTAGAGCTCGAGCGGAAAGCCGACTTCGACCCGGAGCCAGATATACCCGGCAGCAGGAACGGGGCTCAGTGCATTTCGCTCCGCAAGCGTGCCGCTTCCATCGGGCATGAGTGCCGAGAGCGACAGGTCCCGGATCACCTTTACTAGCGAGTTGTGTACGAACGTGGCATCGGCTGCGAGCGCGCTCTCGCGCGCGATGCAATACGGTACGTCGTTTTCGTCAGCGCCCGGCCAGCCATACGCCAGGGTAAGCTCACCGTCGCCTCCAACGGCGCGGATCGGGACGGCGAGACCGGCACGCGCGAAGATGCCACCAGCGACACCGTTGACGATCCAGGCGGTGCCGTCTCCGAGAACGGTCGTATTGCCGTTCTCAAGCGTCACCGTTCCCTCTTCGTAAAGAGAAGGCGAAATAGGCATGATGTGTTCTCTGAGGGTTAAGCGAAATCGGAGACGTTCATGGTCGCCGTGAAGCCCGGCGCGCTGCCCCAGCTGCCCGGCCGATACCAGCCACAGAGGGTACGACTGGCCACCCATCCGGCGGGCGCGTGGCCGGAATAGCCCCACATCTGGACCGTCTGGTAGAATCCAAGCACGTCGAAATAGGCGACATTCCCGCAGCCACACCACCACTCGCCGATCTGGGGATCCCAAAGGATGAAGAAGTTGAACGGCGGGCCGGCGCCGACAGGTGGTGGCGAGGGCAGGTTGAAGAACCCGCTTCCCTGCGAGGCGCCGACGGGGCTGAAGCCCTTCAGGCGAGGCGTCAGGCGCCGCGAATCAAAGACAAGATCGGCGATGCCGGCAGTGGCGAGGTCGACGTTGTGCCTGGAAACCCGGACATAGTCCCCGGAAAGGTCGAGTCTCCAGATGCCCGCCGTAGCATCCACGCCGCCCTGGTAAGCCGGATCGCTCGCCACTACTGCGATGCGGACCGACGTCGTCGTAGTGGGATGACCGACGACCAACAGCCGGCTGGAGTTGATCCAGAAGACGGAGCAGTTCATCTGGTTCGAATTGCCTATCGCATAGGCAACCACGGGCGGGTAATGCGGATAGGACCCCACAAGGTCGACAAAGCCCGCGCCCTGCACGGTGGCGGTGACGTTTGGATCCGCCATCGGGTCGGTCAAGACGCCGCCGCTCCAAGCGACCGTCGCGGTCTCGAAAATCTGGAAGACGTTCTTGCGGGTCGAGACCGCCATCTCGGCGAGGGTCGCCGTGTCGACATCGAAGCCCAGGCGCGAGGCATGAAGGCCGACGCCGTGCAGATCATGCTGCCCGATAATGATGCCGTTGCCGCCTGCGCTCTCCGCCGCCGTGCCATTGTTGCCGAACACGAAGTACACGTAGTCGACGCCGGCGAGCTGCGGCGAAAGCAGGATGCTGTTGGTGCGCAGCGTGACGCCGCACTGGCGATAGCCGCGCTGGTAGCCGGTCGGTGTGTCGACCCCTCCCTGCGAATAGGTGACTGCCCCGGCCCCGCGGCGCGCCCACGCCAGTGTTGGCCGCGTCGCGTTTTCTCCCGCACTCGGCAGGACCTTGCACCGTCGGGTGATCGGCCCGTCAGCGCCGGCCGGATAGGTGATCGTCAGGTTCGCGAGGCTCGCCGCTGACACCACGTTGTTGGAGAGAAGCCGCAGCGTTCCGCCCCAGAAGCTGTCGAAGGTCAGGTAGCGCTCGTCGATGTCCTCATCTTCCGGATCGTGTCCTGGCAACGCGGTTCGCAGACGCATCGCGCCTGCTTCTACAGTCAAGGAGACAGGCATCAGCTCGTCGCCTTGATGCGCGCCGGGTTGCTGGTGATGATCAACTTACTGCCGGCGCCGGTGAGGGTGAAGTTGTTCACCGTCAACCGCTTGATCAGAGCCTCGCCGATGATGACCTGGCCGAGAGTGGTATCGACCACAAAGGGCGGCAGGCGGGCATCGTTGGTCGGATTGATGATTATGAACTGATCGGCATAGTTCGCGATGCGGGCGAACGGCAGCGCCGGGTTGCCGCCGGTGAAGCCGGTTTCCCAGATAGTGCCGACTTCGCGCCAGGCGCTGCCCGTCGTCGCGCGCATCAAGATCACAAGGCGGGCAGAGACATCGCCGCTCCCGGCGCGCGCCTCTATGCGCAGGAGACCCGAAGCGGAAAGGTTGCCAACCGTGGCGCTTACAGCGTTCAGAATGCTGGCCTGCGCCTGAACCTCTCCGTCGATTTCCTCGACCTTGGCTGCGAGTTCGGAAATGGCCGCAGCACTAGCGTTGGCGGTGCGCACGGCGACGGCATTCGCCAGCGTCTGAGAACCGAACCCGACCGACGTGTCACGGACGAAAGCGTCCATTTTCTGCTGTATCGCCGTCAGGTCGGCGCGCCCGCGCAGCAACGCGCCATAGGCATCGCCCTTGAGATTGGCGAGGTAGACCTCGACATCGGCGTCGGGGATCATGTCCGTGGTGATCGTTTCGCCGGCGCTCCACACGATGAGGCGGGGCGGCTGCGTCACCAGCCGGGTCCTGACCTTGTACTCCGTGGCGCGCACGACGCCCTCTGAGAGCGTCGCCACCGTCTGATCGACCGGCACTCGCTTCGTGAACACGGACGTCGGCTGCGCAACCGGCCAGTACTGCACGTCGACATAGGTCACCGTGACGTCGTTGATATTCGACCAGGCCGCCCGGATCGCCGGCAGCAGGCGCCCGTCATCGCCGAGCACCGTGACGGGCGCGAGGTTGAAATCCTGCACCTCGCTGAGCAACACCGGCGCGCCGGGCGGCATCGGCGCAACGATCGGCGGCGCCGTAATGCCGTCATAGATCGCCCCGTCGACCTCCTGTAGCGTGACCGACACGTTGCGCGGCCCGTCGGCGTCGTGAGAGGCGAGCGACAGGCCGGTGACCATATAGGTCCGGTTGCCGTACCGGGCGCTGTTCCAGGCGATCCAGTCGCCGGGTTCCAGCACCAGCCAACGCGGACGCAGAACGAGCTCGGCCGTCGCTTCGTAGCGGTTCTCATCGAGATAGATCCGGGCAAGCTGCGCCGCCTGATCCTTCGACCGCACCATCGGGAAGTCGATGGCGATATCGCGCGTGCGGCGGTCGAGCGCCACCAGCGCCGGACTGGTCTGCGTCTCATAGCCGATCATCGACCACAGCTGATCGGGATCGGGGAAATTGCCGGCCACCGAATTGACGAGGTCGCTCATCGACCGGCGTGCGCGCCAGCGCACCGGCGCCGTCGAGATCAGGTCGTCATCGGTGATGGTGGCGACCACCGCCTGGTCATGGCCGACCAGCGGCCAGGACCCGTCGACGCTGTCGACCGTCTTCGCTCCGCAGGAAAGCTGCAGCGCCTCGATGTTCTCGCCATGAGTAGCGGTGCAATCGAGCATGATCGAGCAGCGGTAACGGGGGCCGTAGTCCGTCGTCTCGTCGCAGATGTTCGCCGCCGCGGTCCATTTCGCCAACGGCAGATCGCTGGCCGCCATGCCCATGCCGCAGAACATGTCGCCGAGCCACGACAGGCCGCGGCGGTAGTTGTATTCGATGACGATGGGGTTTTCGGTGAACTCATAGGTGGCGTAGTTCCCCCAGCGATGTCCGCCGGACCCGCCGACCGTGGAATCCTTGCGCCAGTCATAGAGCCGCGCGCCGTAGAACTCGAAGAAGAAGTCGGGGAAGCTGGTGAGCGGCTCGGCATAGGCGAGTGACACATAGACGAAGGCGATACCGGCCCCGATGTGACTGGCAGTCCACCGGCCGGCCGGGTTTGCCGCCGACACCAGCCCCGCCAGCGCGGCGGTCTGTGTGCCGTCGACGAACTGTACGCGGATGAGATCGGCATACTCGCCGCTGGTGACCTTCCGCATCCCGTCTTCGCCGACGGGGCCGAGCGTCACCCATTTCCCGTTGATCGCGACCCGCGACAGGCCGTGGCAGGGGAAGTCCGACAGCGTGTAGATCTGCTGGAGCATCCCGTTCGCCGGCCCGAACGTGTTCACATAGGTGTCGTGGCCGGCGATGCCGACGAGCCCGCAGGCGACCTGCCGCGGCACCTCGCCCCCATATTGCCGTTCGAACTGCACGCCGCCAGGCTGCTGCTGCGGCTTGCCGGCGGTCTGCTTCTGGATGTAGCCGGCCGCGACGCTGAGGCCGATGCCGACCAGCGCCTGCCCGACCACGCCGAGGCCGGTGATGAACGAACCGACGGCGCCGACGGCGGCGCCGACGGCTCCTATGATCGGGGCAATGAACGGCATCTGTCAGTCGACCCGGAAGGCGCGCGCGACGTCGGTGCAGGGCAGGAAGACGGCGCGGTCGCCGTCGCGGGTGAAGAAGCCGGCGCCTGTGAACACGCCGCCGGTCACCTCGCCATTCGGCTGGTGGATGGTGCCGATGTCACCGCGCTGCGCCATCAACACCGGGATCTCGGTGAAGCGGGCCGCGAAGGCATCCGCAACGGTCAGGAAGCCGCGCTTGCGCAGCTTCTTCGCCGCGCCGGGCGCCGTGCGATAGCCACGTGCCCCGGTGAACATCCGCTTGCCGGTGACGGCTTCCACAGCGTCGTCGGCGATGATGTAGCAATCCGAGATGCCATAGGCCGACGGCAGGGCGACATGCTTCTCGACCACGAGCCGGAGCTCGCGTTCCCATCCCTTCACGCGCATCGTTGTAATCCGTAGCTGTCGGCCGCTTATCGCCGGGAGCGCGGCACGGTCGAGCGAGGCACCTGAGGAGGCGCCGTGACGGTCTGCTCGCGGCCCCAGAGGATTTCTTCGCGGCCCCGTCGGGCGGCGGGCTCGTAATACTTGTCGCCCGGAGAGCGGCGGGCCTGGTCGGCTACCGTGCGGCGTCGGCTGTTCGACCGGGTGTAGTCGAGCGCGCGGCCCTCGCAGTTGCCTTCGAGCGTGTAGCCGCCCTCTCGCTCGTCGACGTGATCGATCGTGTCGACATAGCCGCGCTTCAGCGCCTGCACATGCAATTGAGCGCCGGTGTCGGGATGAAAATAGGCGTCGTACACCGTCACCGGCCGGTCTCGGTAATCGGCGGCCTCGATCGTCTGCAACACTTCAGGCGTCAGCCCGCCATCGGGCGAGGCCGCAAGCGTCACCGTGAAGGCCTGCGCCGATCGATCGAGCGCCGCCGGCAGGTCGGAAATGGCGATCAGGCCACCCGGCTCATAGGTCACTCCCGAATAGGTGAGAGGTTGCACCGAGCGCACGAAGCCATAGGTGCCCGTTCCGAAGTCGAAGCGGATCAGGCCACGAAGAGCGATCCGCCCCGCGTCGAGCAGGGCGAGCACATCGGACGGCAGCGTGATCATATCGTCTGCAACGCCTCGAAGCTGAAGGATGCCCACCGCGGCAAAGCGCCGGGGTTTTCGGGCCACGTCGAAGGATCGAGCACGAACTCAGCCGAGGGCCGCCATAGCCTCGCCGTGGCGGCCGCGGTGAAGATGGCGGTGTGCAGGAATGGCGCGACCGTCACCGTAGCGACACCGCCGGCACTCGCCGTGACATCTTCCAGCGCCATGTAGTAGCCCCGCCGCAGCGGCGATCCCTGCTCCAGACCGATCCGATCCCCGGCCTTGATCTGATAGCTTGCCGGCAGCAGCGCCAGGGACAGGGCGCCGCCGGCACCGAGCGCGGTGACGTCCGCCGTCCCGTTCCATCCCGCCGAAATGTCGCCGGGGGCTTCCGCCTTCGGATAGGCCAGCGGCCGCCGATACCGGGAATCCGAGGCGAGGAAGGTGCGGAGGCCGCCGCCGAGACTGGCGCCCCAAGCAATCCATTCCGCCGGCTGCCGCAACATGTGCGTTTCGGCGCGCAGCCGCCAAAGCGGATCGACCACCTGCGTGCGGTTGATCACCAAACCCTGCTTGCTCGCGGCGGACACCACGGGATCGAACAGCTCCAGCGCGACCCGACGGGCGCCGCAGGCCGGCAAGGATCGAGGATAGGTGATGGCCACCGTCAGATCCCCACGTTGCGCTTGCGAGCGGACACGATCCAGCCCGGCATGGCCCGCTGCACGCCGGCCATGAGCGCCTTGTCGCGTTGTGCCAGCATGCCGGCGATCTCCTGCCGGCTGACCTGCGAGCCGGTGGCATCGATGTTGGTGACCGGCGAGAAGTTGAGGACCACGCCTCCAGCATGTTCCGAGCCGCCGCGACGGCTGATCCGCGGCATGGACAGCCCGCCAACGAGACCACCCTCGGCGAAGCCCTTCTTTCCCATCCTGTGCAGCATGTCGAGATTGCCGGCGCCGAGTTGCTGAACGGCCTTCTTCGAAAAGACGTACTCGCCTCGGTGCACCGCGCCGGCCACTTCGTGCTTTCCGCCGTCACCCGTATAGCCGCCCTCGTCGAAGCCGAACGCCGAAGCAATGGCGCCGAAAAGGCCGCCCGCCCCGGAGCCGGCCGGGTTGAACAGGCTGTTGAGCGACATGTCGATCAGACTGTCGAGCACGCGGCCTATGGCATTGTTCAGCGCGTCGGCAGCGTCCGCCCCGCTGCGCAGATCGTCGATGAAGCCGGAGAGCGCGCCGCGCCCCATCTCGTTGAAATCCGCCGCCGTCTGCTGTAGCCGCCCCTGGGTCTCGCGCAGCTGTTCCGATGCCGCTGAGGCATTGGCATAGGCCGTCGCCAGCGTGTCGATCTGCGCGCGCAGTTCCGGCGTGATCGTAAGGCCTGCCTCCTGTGCCGCGGTGAGCAGGTCATATTCCGCGCGCGCCTTTTCGACCGCGAAGCCGTAGTCGTTCATCAGCGGGTTGAGCGACGCCTGCGCGGCAGTCTCGGCCTCGATGGCGCCGGTGCGCTCCTTGATGGCGGCGGTGAGACGCTGGTAGCTGTCGAGCCGTTGCTTCTCCGCCGCTGGCGCGAACGCCGGCGGAGCGGGCTTGTTTACCGTTACGGGGGTCGGGGTGCCCCCCGTCATGCCGAAGGACTGATCCCACGCCGCACTCTGGTCGTCCGTGAGCGTCGCACCCTGCCCGAGACGCAGCTTCATGCGGGCGGCGCCCTCTGCGTCGACGGCGAAGGCTTCGCCGAACCGGCCTTCCCCGACCAGCTGCGAATAGGCTGCGATCTCCTTGATGATGTTCGCTAGATCCTTGAGCGCGGAAGTGACGAGACCAATCGCGCCGGTGTCGGCGAGCGTGCGATAGAGATCGGTTACCGCATTGTTCAGGCGGTTGATCTCCGCCGTGAGGGTGCTCTTGCGATCGACCGAATAGAGTTCCTCCAGCCGCTTGGCGAGGCGCGGCAGCAGTATCTCGGCGGTTACCTGACCCTTCTGCAGCATCTCGTCGAGCTCGGCCGTGGTGATGCCGAGGGCATCGGCCGCCGCTTTGAACGCGCCCGGAAGGCGCTCGCCAAGCTGGCCGCGGAGCTCCTCGGCCGACACCTTGCCTTTCGACACCATCTGCTGCACCGCCAGCAGAGCCGCCTCGGTGTCGGCCGAGCTCTTGCCCAGCGTCGACATCGCGTTCGCCACGGCAACGAAGATGTCGCGGGTAGCCTCGCCTTCCAACGTCGTGTCCTTGGTCGCCGCCATGAGGGAGGCATAGGCCTCGCCGGTCGAAAGCAGTTCCAGCCCCAGCTTTTCGGCCGTCTCGCTGACGAACTGCATCTCGCGTGCCGCCTCGGCTTCCGAGCCGGCGATCGCCTTCAGGCTCTGGCGCAGGCTGTCGATGCGCTTCGTGGTCTCCACGAAGTCGGCAATGCTGATGCCGAGCCCGACCGCACCGGCGAGGCCGCCGAGCGAGACACTGGAGCCGAGCGAGGCCGAGATGCGCTTGTTCATCTGCTGGAAGCGCCGCTCAATCGCCGTCGCGCGGCGCTCGCTGATCCCCTGTGCCTTGCGCAACTCGCGCTCGAAACCCTTGATGTCGGCCGACATCTGCACCACGAGCTTTTCGATGTCGGTCGCCATGCCTTAACCCTCCGCCACCGCCGCCCAGAGAGCGTCTTCCTCGGCGGCCGTCAGCGATTTGCCGTCGTCCGGATTGTTCGCCTTGGCGTAGCCCTTCACCGCGGCCATGAACTGCCAGAGGCTCATCGCCCCGACCTGCTGCGGCGTGAAACCCATGGCGGCACCGAGGCCGTAGACCGTCGCCATGCGGATCTTGCCGTTCGGCAGATCGTCGACGCGGTCGGCATCGTTCGGCGCCGGGCGATCGGACCCGTCATCCTCCTCTGGTGCGCCGACTACGCCGGCCGAGAGGATGGCCTGCGCCGGCAGGAGGCTTTCTGCCGGAGGGCGCGCCTCCACATAGGCGCGCACCTTCTTCAGGGCATCGACAGGCGTCATGCCGCCGCCGATCAGGCCGAGGCGAACGACATGCGCGACGTCGCCTACTCGCCAGGTACCCGTGCGCAGACGCTGGAGCACCACATAAGGGCCGGCGTCGCAGGCCTCCTGCAGCTTCTCCAGCTCGGCCCAGCCGAGCCGGAAAGCATAGGTGCCGTCGGCCCAATCAAGCGTCAGGCTGGCGTCACGCATTGGGCGTGACCACGCGGACCATCTCGCCGTCCGACTGCATGCTGATGCTCTTGCGCACGCGCTGCCCGTTGGCGCCGGTGGCCTCGATGCTCTCGACATGCATCAGCCCGGTCCAGGTGATGGTCTTGTTGGGGAACCCCCATTCGACCTTCACCGGGACTGAGTTCGGGTTCTCCCATGCGTCGAGCCACGTCTCGACCGACTGTTCGGCCATGACGCCCTCGCCGGAGATCGCCATGCTGAGCGAAGAGGCGTCGCGGCCGACCCAGTCCACCGCGTCGGGATCGTCGCAGTCGGGGATTACCACCTCCTCGAGGTTCTTGGTCAGCGTCACCGACCGCTCGGTGAAGCCGCACGGCGCGGCATAGACGATCGGATCTTCGTCATTGCCGATAAGGACGCGGACCTGCCCGCCCTTCATGGTGGTCGGTTTGGCCATCTGGCCCTCCATGAAAAAAGCCCGCCGAAGCGGGCCGAGAAGATCGAGTGCGCTCGATCAGGGTTGCTCGATCACACCGCGGAAGGTGATGGCGGCGTGGCTGGTGATGCCGTCGGGGGCGCGGATCACGTCTGCCCGCCACCATTCGAAGGTGGCGAGGGCGTTCTCCGCCAACGCGATCTCCTGCCCGTGCAGCGCCGCCTTGACCGCTGCCGCGATCCGCCGGACTTCAGGGAAGCCGGGTTCGCGCGACCAGGCATCTATCTGCAGCGTGAACTCGGTCGCTGCGATGCAGTCGGCATCGTCCTGCAGCTCGGTCGTCGGGCCGAAGGACACGTAGGGGAATGTGGCCGTGACGCCGCCGTCGCGATCGCGGGGCACACTGTCATAGACGCGACGGTCGATGAGGGCGCGCAGATCGTCGTCAGCCTTCAGGCGGACGGTAATCGTCCCCTGAAGTTCCAGCACCGGGTCGATCATTGCTTCGCCACCTTGCGAGCCGCCGAGCGGATGGCCTTGCGCACCTCGCGGCGCGCAATGCGCCGATGAGCCCGAAAGGCGGGATAGAAGAACGGCCGGGCCTGCGTGCCTGGGTTGCGGGTGCCCGCGTACAGCCCCCTGTTGAGGTGAGCCGCCGTGCCGAATTCGACCCAGCGGGCATAGAAGGCCTCATCATTGCCGGCATAGATCGTGATGGTCATACCGGCGCCGAGCTTCGAGCGCGCGACCGACGCGATCGAGATCGAGCCGCGTGGCGGGCGCCCCCAGGTCCATCCGATACTGTGGCGCAACCTGCCGCTGGAGACGGGCACCAGCGACTGCGCCATGTCCACCACTTGGCCAGCGACCTTTTCCATGGCGGCGCGGATTTCGTCGCGGGCTTGATCCGGAAGCTTCGCGATCTTCCGGTGCAGCTTGGCGAGGCCGAGGATGCTAGATCGCGCCATCGGCGGAAGCCTCATCCGTGCGAGAAATCCCGGGACGTCCGACGGTGACGGCGCACCCGCGCGCCTTGGCCTTCTCGGCACAGCTTCGCGACACCAGCCCGACGTAGCCCGCGCGATAGCCGATGGTGATGCCAGGCTTCGGCTTGAAGTCGAAGTCGGCGACGAAGCGCACCCAGGGCATCAGCTCGGCGCCCCGAGAATGGCGAGCATCTCCAGCCAGGCCCGCTTGCCGTCGGGGTCGGTGATGCCGCTGATGGCAAAAACGCGCCCGGTGTTCCGCGCATCGACGATCCGCCAATCGGTCGTCACGCCGCGCGTGTCGCTGCTCTGGCGCACAGTCACGATGTAGGGCTGCCGGCTTTCCAGCCGCGAGGCCATCACCGCCTCGCCGCCGCGTAGCGGCCGGAAGCCGGCGGCGACCGTGAAGCGCGTCTTCCACGGCCCCGATTGCTCGTTGCCATAGCCATCGTCCGCGATCTCGCGCGACTGAAAATGCACCCGCTCGCGCAGGTCCCCGGCTGCGGGCATGGCTACACCCGAAGATGGCGATATGGGTCGACAAGCCGGCGCGCACTGGCCGGCAGCGGTACAGAGGTGACAGGCCCAGGCGCGACTTCGGCGCGGTTGTCGTAGAAGTCCGCAGCGGTCATCAGCGCCGCAACCTTGAACTGGGCCTCAGCCCCCTGCGGCACCAAAGCCAGGTTGCAGTACATCAGCACATGCAGGACGGCGGCATCCATGTAGGTGGTGATGAGCGCGTCGTCGTCACCATGATCGACGCGTAGGTGCTGCTTGACCTCGACGAGGGAAAGCAACGGGCCGGTGCCGGTGACGACGACGTTGGCCATGGGTCAGCCCCGACCCTTGAGGTTCTTCGCGACCGCCTCGGAACCGGACACGGACGGATCGTTGAAGTCGATCCGGTTCTGCTCGGTCGAGGTGTTGGCACGCGGGTTGTCGTCGACAGCCGGATGCTTGGCGTCGACATCCGGCACGGTCTGTTCCGGGGCACCCGAAGGCGCGAAGGACGTTGCGGCGGGGATAGCGGCGTCCTGATTGGGTGCTGCCGCGGTCACAGGCACCGTCTTGGCGGTGCCGGCTTTCTTCACTGCCATGTTGGCCTCCTATGGGGAGAGGGAGAAACGGCGGGCCGTGGTCCGCCGCTGGTGCGCGGAAGCGCGGATTACGCGGCGATCTTCAGCGCGCGCATCGGCTCCGGGTTGAAGACGCCGCCGCCCACGCGCTTCGTGGTGTAGAAGTGCACGAAGGGCTTGTTGGTATAGGGATCGCGCAGCACGCGGATGCCGATCCGGTCGACGACCAGATAGGTCTCCTCCATGTTGCCGTAGAACGCCACGATGGCGTCGGCCGCCACGGCGGGCATGTCGGAGATCTCGACGATCGGCTCGCCCGCCAGCGTCGCCGGCTGCCCCTGCGCATAAGAGGGCTGCCAGAGATAGTTGCCCTGGCCGTCCTTCAGCTTGCGCGCCGCCGCCATAGTCTGGCGGTTGGTGTAGAGCTTGGCGCCGGCGCGATAGGCGGGCGGCACGCTGTAGAACAGGCTGATGAACCCGTCGGAGGTGAGAGCGGCGGCGGCGCCGCTGTTCACCACCTCGATCGCGCCCCACGGATGCTTGGCGGCGTTCGCGGCGCCCGTCACATAGGTGAGAATGCCGAACGGCTTGTTGGTGCCGTTGCCGGACAGGAAGGCGATGCCCTCCTGACGCGCGAACTCGGTATTGACCTCGCCGGCGAGCCACTGCTCGAGGTCGATCGCCGCGTCGTCCAGCGCCTGCAGCGTGATGGCGGGATTGGCGTAGATCTCGCCCGGAACGAAGTCGAGGATCGCGAAGGCCGGCGTGGAGGTGGCCGGTCGAGCCGCCGTCTCGCCGACCCAGCCCGAGCCGACGGCACGATCGGTGAACAGCTTCTTGAAACCGGAGGTCGTGATACTCATCACGCGCGCATTGTCGCGGATGGGCGAGATTTCCTTCAGCTTGCCGGTGATGGTGCGATCCCATTCGACCGGCGCGAGGTAGCCACCTTCGGCATCCACACCCTTGCTGATCGCGGCCTGCACGTCGCCCTTGCGCATATGCGCCTTGAAGGCGGCGACATATTCGGGATCGGCCGGCAGATCGCCGATGACGCTGCCGCCGGCGGCCTGCGCCGCGAGCTTGGCGTTGAGATCGTCGATCGCCTTCTGGAAGCCGTCGACCGCCGTGTTGATGCGATCGACCTTCTCGTCGAGCACGGCGTCGGCCTTACCCTTCAGCTTCTCGTCATTCGCGGCCTTGAACTCCTCGAATGCCCTCTGCAGGGCGGCGATCATCGCCTTCGGATCGCTCACGTCGGCGCGCGGCATGGCCTTCACCGCTCGCGGCATGCGCCGCAGCATGGTGGTCTCGACGGCGATGCGCGGCAGGCGCGGCTTAGCGGCAGGCATGGCGAAGACCGCCATGGCGATGCCATGGGTGAGAGGGGAGGCGTCGGCGGGTAGAGTATGGCCGAGCGCCAGCACCGCGGCGCAGGCGAGCGCCACGAACAGGAAGGTCCGCATGGGTATCTCCTATGTGCGGAGGGTTGTGATCAGGCCGGCGATGCCGGACCAGTCGTCATCCCCAGCGCCCGGCGTGGGGTCGTTCGGGGCAGCGCCTGGCGTGCCCTTGATCTTGTTGATGCGGGCGCGCGCGGCGGAGCGCGACATGCCAGCGGAGACGAGATGCAATTCGAGCGCGCGAAGATCGTTCACCTCGCGGTCGGTCGACTTCGCCTTCTCGTCGGTCGTGATCTGGTCGGATGCCAGCAGCGCGTCGGCGAAGCCGCGCTCCACCGCCTGCGAGCCGGACATGTACGTCTCAGCGTCCATCCACTTGGCGATGTCGGCCGGCTTCTGGCTGGTGCGGGCGGCGTAGAGGTCGACCATCGCCTGGTCGAAGGGCTCCAGCCACTCGGCGGTCTCGCGCATGTCGTGCCGGTTGCCGATAGCCAGCACCCAGCAATTGTGGATCATCAGGAAGGATGCCGCGCCCATCTCCACCCGGTCGCCGGCCATGGCGATGATCGAGGCCGCCGACGCCGCCATGCCCATCACCTTGACGGTGATGTCCTGCGGGTGCTCGCGCAGCACGTTGAAGATCGCGATGCCTTCGAACATGTCGCCGCCGGGGCTGTTGATCTGCACCTCGACGGGCCGGTCGCCGATCGCTTTCAGCTGCGATGCGACCTTCTTCGCCGTGATGCCGCCGCCGGACCAGAAGTCTTCGCCGATGATGTCGAACATGGTGATGACGTTGTCGCCGACGGTGAGCGCACGCACGCCGGCGGACGTGTCGGACCAGCGATCGAACACCTCCGGCTTGGTGAAGGCGTGGACATCCTGCCGGATCGGCAGGGGCATGGCACCCGGGCGGGCCGCGGCCATGACGCGGGGACGATCAATCTTCATCGCCATCATCCTTCTTCGGCGAGCGTTTCGGCTTGGGCGCCGTGTCGTCTTCCGGATCGTCGAGCGCAGGGCCGCCATTGTGTCCCATGGCGCCCTTGCTCAATTCGTCGCCGCCGTCGACGCGGGGCATGTCGAGCGTGTCGCGCACCTCGTTCTGCGTCATGAAGCCGGGCTGGCCGCCGGCGCCGAGCGCCTTGGCGAAGAACTCGCCCTGATCCTTGACGCTGCCGCGCAATAGCGCGCCGGCATTGAACTTCACCGTCAGTGCGTCCGCCTCCGCATCGGAGAGGAGCGTGCGTTCGCAGGCCTGCTGCCAGGCTTCGAACCAGGGATTGAGGGCGAACTGCACGAAGAATCGCCCGAGCTCAGCAATGCCCGAGCCCCAGCTGGTGTCATCCATCATGAGGAGCGGGCGCGGCACGCCGGTTGCGCGGCCGATCTCCTCGATCTGCATCTTGCGGATCTCGATCAGTTGGGCGTCCTTCGCACTGGAGGACACCGACGCCCAATCCATCCCCTCCTCGAGGATGAGGTTTTTACCGGCGTTCTCGGCGCCCTCCTTCTCGGCGAGGCTGGCCTTTAGCCGCTCGAAAGCCGGATCGGAGAGCTTGCCAGGGTGTTTCAACGCGCCACTGACAAGGGCGCCATTCTTGAACACACGCCCGGCGGCGAGTTCGGCAGCGAGAGCAAGGGCGATCGGCTCCGCGGCCTGCTTGACGGTGGACAGCCCCGTGATGCCGTCGAGCGAAAGGCCGCGCAGATGCAGAATGTCTCGCGACTGGTAGCGAATCCGCCCGCCAATCTTCGGCTGATAATCATAAACAACCGACCAGTCGTCGAGCTGCTTCGGTTCCATGCGGTCGGGATCGAGCGGCACCAGGCCGCTTACCTTCTCCGCGCCACGATTCCGCAGGTCCGTCGAGCGCAGCACCAGAGCATAGCCGTTGCCCTTCACCAGCGCCCGCAATTGCATGAGCGTGCGGAAGTCGAAGGCGGACTGCCACCCATTCGGGCGGCGGTGCAGCACCCGATAGAGCGGGTGTTCGTTGGCCTTCTTCTTCGTCTCCTCATGGATCAGCTGGAGCGGCAGCATGCCGATGGCGAAGCTGATGATGCTCACCGCCCGGAACATGGCGGGGTTTTTCAGCGCTCGCTCGACGTTGACGGTGATGCCGGTCGCCGTGACGTCGCCGAAGCGCAGGAATTCGATGACGCGAGGATCATCCAGCGACAGGAAACCGGACCCGCTCGCCTGCGGCGAGACATGCGCCCCCGCCGCCGCGTCCGGTTCGCTGCGGCGGAAAAAGTCGAGGATGCGCATGCGCTCAAACCATTAGAATGCCGCGGCCTTCGTAGACCGACGGACCATTGGCGGCGACAGGGTTGCGGCTCATCATCTCGACGGCGTTGAACGCCGCCATCATCGGGTCGATCTTCGCGCTCGACGTCCGCTTATGCAGATAGACGTTGCTGCCCCGCATCTCGGCCATGAGGTTGCCGACACACCAGTTCAGCAGCAGCGATCCGCAATGCTTCATCGTACCGTCCGCCAATTTGCGCTCGGTGCCGAAGATGGCAGCCGACAGGCGATAGCCCTGGCTCACCGCCGCCACGCAGGGCGATCCGACTTCATAGAGCGCGAGTTCCTCGAGAAGCGCCGTCACGCCGGCCGGATCGAGGCCGACGCCGCCGGTCTCCGGCAGCAGGCCGGCATCGCGAAGGCTGACGATGATCGCGGCGGCCTCCTCGGCGTCCTGCGTCACCCGCTCGCAGATGACGAGGCTACCCTCGCGCTCCAGATCGTGCAGCTTCTCGGCGATTTCCTTGTTCCGCCGGAGCACGCTCGGCTGCGCCCAGGCCTTCGCCCAGAGCATCCAGTGTCGGGTTTCCTTGTGCCGGCCGAGCACGGCTAGGCCCCAGAGATCGTCGAGGCCACCGACGTCGCCGCCGGTCACCACGACGTCGGAATTCGCCTTGATGTAGTCCAGCGTGATCCTGTCGTCGGCGGCGGCATCCCAATAGTCCACGCCGACCCAGCGATCGCCATGCATAGCCGTCCCGATCTGCACGTTGAGGTGCTGCGACGCCCATTCGCGTGCCGCGCCTTCGCCCTTCTGCTGCGCCGTCCGCCACTCCTTCTGCAGGCGGTCGATTGTCAGCGAACGGCCGAGGTTCGGCAGCACCAGCGGCCAGTTCTTCGGATCGAGCCAGGGCTTGTCCGGCGCCAGCTGCATCGCCTCGGGAAACTCGTAGAGGATCGGCAGCATGCGCACATCCTCGGTGATCTCGCCGTCGCGCACCTTCCGGGCGTAGTCGAGCTCCTGCTTGAAGATGCCGAAGGGCGGCACCTCCGACTGCGTGGTGATGATGATCAGCAGGCTTTCCGGATTGGTGATCATGCCGCCGCGGATCTGGCCGACCACCCGGCTGGCGAAGTTCGCATGCGCCATGACGTGCAGTTCGTCGAGGATCGCGAACGCCGGAATGGAGCCGGTGACCACCTTCGGATCGAAGCTCTTGATCTTCAGCTTGGCGTTCCGGCGGATGCCGGTTTCGCGGTCGATGTGGCGATCGATGATCGTCTTCTTATGGTCGATGACCTTGAAGCGCCGGGCCAGGTACTCGTCGGCCGCGATCATCAGGCTGGCCTGCTCGAAGCACTTCTCGGCCACTTCCTGCGTCGGCCCGACAATGATGCCGTCGACGTTCGGGCGCCGGTTCATCATCAACCAGATCAGGCCGAGCGTGGCGGCGTTCGTGGTCTTGCCGTTCTTCTTCGGCACCAGGTTGAAAATCTCGCCGACGAAGCGCTGCCCCGTCTCGCGATCCACCGAGCCGAAGGCGACGCGCACGATGTCGCGCATCCAGTCGCCGGCGGCTTCGGCCATGGTCGGCATGCCCGGCACGTCCGGCACGCGCAGCTTGTTGAACAGCTCGACGGCACACTCAGCCAGTACCGGGTCGATCGGCAGCGACGGAATAGGCGTCGCACCCGCCTGGAGCTTTTCGAACCAGTCGGGGCAGGCAAACAATACGGGCAGCATCAGTGGCGCCGGTCGATCCGGTCGAAGATGTCGCCATACTCAGGCGGCACCACCTGCGCGTCCTGCATCTGTTGCTCTTTCTTGCCGACCGGCGCGGCCTTGCCGTCCTCGTCTTCGTCCTCCTCGTCGGCCTTTGGCTTGGATCGGCCGCGAGGCGCCTGCGGCCCGGCCGCTTCCAGCACCTCGCGCAGTTGCTTGATGTGAGCGGACTTGCCGCCGCGTACCTGCTTCAGCAGGACGTCGAGCACGAGCCCCTCGATGAAGACGCGACCATTCTCCAGCTCGCGGGAAAAATGTTTCCGCAGCGTCTTCTCGTCGATGCCCATGTCTTCAGCGATACGCGCCTGCGACCAGCCGGCCGCGATCCGTACCGCGACAAAGTCTTGATTTTCCTTGTCTTTCTTGAAGCAGGGACGCCCGCGCCGATCGCGGATCGGCCGCACCGGCATGCCGAACAGATCGACCTCGCCCGGCGCCTCGGAATTTTCATCGCTCACAGGAAAAAATCTCTCACTGTAGGGGGCGCGGGTCCGCGATGGACGAGCTTTCCAGACTTTTGGACCCCCCTCCCGGCTCGGCGGCGCCAGGCGCCGCCTCACCAGCCGCCGCGCCGCTCCTCGGCTTGCTTCACGCTGTCATGGCACGGCTTGCAGAGGGTCTGCAGGTTGTCCTCGTCCCAGAACAGGTGCTCATCGCCTCGGTGCGGATGGATGTGGTCGCAGACCAGAAGAGAGGTATCCGCCTCGACGCGACCGCAGTCCTGCATCTGGCAGGTGAACAGGTCGCGCGTGAACACGCGGAGCCGAAGCGCCCGCCACCGAGCCGTCTTGTACCAGGCTCGCCACGGCGCACCCGCCATGCGCACCCGATCACGATCAGGGCCGGCGTGCGTCTGTACCGCGAGGCGAGGTGGAAGAGCCGAGAGGCGGGGCGGCAACGTGGTCAGTCGCGCCATGAACATGCCCTGAAACGACAACGCCCGGCCGCATCTGAATGGGGCCGGGCGCAGAAAGGTCAACTTCTATTTCGGAAGGAATATCACTTCCGAAATCCGGTCAAGTCGAAGTGCGCCATCAGGGCATCCAGCCCGCGTATAAGCTGTGGACGATGCCATGCGTCGATGGTCCGGTCATATATCGCCACCTCGCGCACCAGCCGCCACACGGGCTGCCCGCACTCCAGAAGTGCCTTCTGCGCCGCCTCGTGCGCAGTGACGATCCGCACCAACGCGCGCAGCCGGGCATTCTTCTTCGCCAGTTCGCGAACGTCGCCACCATTGCGCAGCAGCTCGGCCACGATGCCCTCGTCTTCGGCATCGTTCCCGCCCGTGCGGCGCAGGCCAGCCTGGTAGGAAGGGCTGGCGGCAGAGCGGCGAGGGATACCCTTCATCCGGTCATAGTCCGCACAGAGTTCGGCATAGCGCAGGCCGGCACTCATCTGCCGCGTGTCGATGAGATCGCGCAGCCGAAGCTGGCCGATGACCGAGCCGAGCGCAGGGTCTGCCGCCCCGCGCCGGGCTTCGTTGATGATGCGCCGGACCATGGCGGGAGACGCCACCTCCGGCTTCGACTTCGCCTTGCCGCACGCATACCGTTCCCGCGCCTCGATACGCGGCCGACCGACCATTCCCATCTCGCCTCTCCTCAACCGCCGCTGTTCACGAATTCCGCCATCTCGTCCGCCGTCACCGCGCCATCCGGCGGGCCTGTGCCGCTGCCGTCGGCCTTGGGCGGGTAGCGCAGCGGGAAGCTGCGCCCGAGGCGCTGGACGATGCCGCCGCCCGGCGCCGGCTCGCGCACAACCCGCCCCGCCATCCAGCGATGCCCGAAGCCCGCCGCGCCGAAGGCCTGCCGCCACGCCTCCCAGGCGTCGCTGCCCTGCTCGACGAAGTGCCACTCGCCCCGGTCGGCCTTGTCATTCAGCGCCCAAAGCACGGCCCGCTTCACCGGGTCGGCCTCAACCGGCCGCGCCGGCGCCTCCTCGGCCTTCGGCGTCGGTGCGGGCAGGTTCGCCAGCCCTTCCCAGCGCCGTTCGCCGAGATAGGTCGCCGGATCGCAAATCCGTCGGTTCTTCGCCCGGCAATGGTCGAGGAAGCGCGGCAGCAGGGCCAGCGCCTGCGCCCTCTCGCTGGCGCCAAGCCGTGCCCATGCCCGCAGCGCCTTCGCCTTGCTGGCGGTCGGGTCGGCGCCGTACTGCGACCAGAACACGTCGAACTGCGTGTCCGGCGCGCCTCCTTCCCCTTCACCATCGGATTTCGAAATCCCCACCCCGGCCCCCTGGGGGGCTTGGGGGGAATCTTCAATTGAGGGTTCAAGTGATGGTTCAGGTCTCATCACCGTGATGAGGGGGCCTGCTCGTGGTGATGAGGGGGCCTCATCATGGTGATCAGTACCCCCCTCATCACCGTGATCAGGGGGGGTGGCCGGCCGCGGGGTGCAGCCGACCAGCAGGCGGATCATGTCGGTGGTGCGCGAGCCGTTGTCGCGAAAGCGTTCCTCGCGTTCGATCAGCCCGCGCGCCTCGAGGTCCCGCAGCGCGCGCGTCACCGTCGCCGGGCTCAACTCGGTGTATTTGACGATTGTATGCCGGGAGACCCACGCCAGATTGTCGTCATTGGCGTAGTTGGCCAGCGCCATCAGCACGAAGCGCGTGCTGGAACCCAGCACCACGTCGAGCTTCGAAGCCCATCCCTGCGCCTCGTTGCTCATATCAGCACCGATGGACAGTCAGCGAAGCTTGTGGTGCTATTCGACCGTTCGACGCCCCAGGAGCGAAGCCATGACCGTTCGTATGCTGAAGATTGAAGCCGCCGCTCAGTCGCTGAAGGAAAACGGCAACGAACAGGTCGGCGCCGCCGTAGAGAGCATCCACGCCGAGCTTGAATGGCTACACAAGCAATATGACGAACTGCGCAAACGGGTAGATGAACTCGTCCGAGAGCGTGATGCGATGGAGCGAACCTTGCGGAATATCGATCTGGGATAGCGAACATCACGCCCGCTCCCCGGTGCCGATGGCATCAAGCTGGTAAGCAAAGCGGGTCTCGATCTGGCGCAGCACATCGGTTCCGCCGAAAGCCGCTACCGTCCGTTCGATGTCGACGCAGTCGAGCCCGTCCACGCTCCCGGATAGCTCGCGTATCTCGATCAGGCAGCGCGCCAGCCGCAACGCCGCGCTCTGCCAGTCCATCCAGTTTTCCGGAGGGGTGGCGCAGCGGCGCAGCGCATAGTCGATGGAGGAGGAGACCTCCGCCGCCTCGTCGAAGGGCAAGGTCACCTCAAACCGGTAGGGCGAGGGATCGGCCGGCCCCGGAATGGAGAGGCGCAGCGACAGCGGCTCATCCTGGCCCGGCCGATGCGTGGTCGTGATGCCGACATGGCGAAGCACCGTCATCACGCGCCCCCATCCTGCGGCGCCAGCAGGTCCACCACGGCGCCGATCGGGCCGAGCGGCACGCCGCTGCTGTCGCGCTGCACCGCCGTGCTGAACGCCGAGGGCGGCACGCCGTACTGCATGGCAATGGAGAGGATCGCCGCGGCGTCGCGGGCATTGGTCTCGGCATCCGAGCCGGTCTTCGGCCCGCCGATGAACACCTCGCCGACACGGCCATCGTCATAGAAGCCGAGCGTCACCGAATAGAGGATCTTGCCCAGGAAGAAGCTGACATTCTCGGCAAAGCGCCGAGCGGGAAGCACTTCGCGCGTCATTCCGCGGCCTCCGCCTGAGCGTCGGCCTCGATGGCGGCGAACATGCCGCCAATGTCGGCATCCTTGGCGCGGGAGCAGTTCCGCACGGCCTGCGCGTAATAGCTGGGCTTGAGCTCGAAGCCGATGCCACGCCGGCCCATGCGCACCGCGCTGAACACCTCGGAACCGATGCCGAGGAACGGCGTCAGCACCGTGTCGCCGGGGTTGCTCCACAGGTCGACGCATCGTTCGATCACGTCGAGCTGCAGCGGCGAGATATGCTGCTCGTCCTTCGCGTCGCGCGCGCTGCGATACTGCAGCGTCCGCGTCTGGTCGATGTCCATCCACACCGGCGAGGCGTAGCGCTGCCAGATCAGCGTCGAGACCCATGTGTCATAAGGCCAGGGCTTCCACCCCGGCTTCAGCTCGGTGCACCAGCGGGAATAGGCAGCGGGCGAGAGGTCGAGGCCGACGCCGGAGAAGCTATCGAACATCCCGGCCACGGGCTCGGGGTTGTCGCCCGGCTTGCGGAAGGTCAGCACATAATCGGCCAGCCCCTGTCCGCTGAGCGCGGAATCCTTCACTACCTGCTTGTGCAGCAGCCGGATCGACTTGGTGCGCTGCTGTGCCACCACCGGGTCTTTCCAGATGCACACCTCGGAATGGAAGATCCATCCGGCGTCCTCATAGGCGCGGACGATCTCGCCGCGGAAATCCCGCATGCCGATATGCCCGTGCCGGATCTTGCTCATCGGCAGCTGCATGCAGTGCACGCTGTGCAGCCGGCCGGCCATGGTGACGCGCAGCAACTCGCTGATCAGGAAGGCGTAATGCTCCCAGAACAGCCCGCCCTCGCTGTTGGAGATGTCCCGGTCGTAGTTCGAAAACTTGTACAGCCCCTCGAAGGGCGGCGAGTGCACGCCGTAATGCACGCTCCCGGCCGGGATGGCGCGGATCAGCTCGCAGCAGTCGCCCTGATAGAGCGCGTAGTCTTCGGTCACCGTCTGCTCGACGGCGCATATGTCGCGAACGGCCTTCATGCGGCGGCTCCGATCCAGTCGGGGAGAAGCATCGGCTTGGCGGGGGCGTAGGTCGGCCGCTCGCGCGCCGTGCCGCGCACGGCACGGGAAGAGAAATCGGCCATGTGGCGCACCATCGCCGCGGCCATGCGCTCGGCGTCGGCTTCCTTGCGGCGCTGGTTCACCAACACGGCGCCCTCGGTCTCGGCCACCACGAAATGCACGTTCACGGGCTTCTGCTGCCCGAAGCGCCAGAAGCGCCGCACGGCCTGGTAGACCTGCTCGAAGCTGTCGCTGAGGCCGACGAAGCCTGTGTCGGCGCAGTGCTGCCAGTTCATGCCGAAACCGGCGATGGTCGGCTTGGTCACCAGCACGCGGATGCGCCCTTCGGAGAAGTCGACGAGCTTGCGTTCCTTCACGTCGTCGAGGTCGCTGCCGCGCACCTCGACGGCGCCGGGAATGGCGGCCGTCAGCCCCTCGCTCTCGCTGTTGAGGTTGCACCACCACACGAAGGGCCGGTCGGCCGGCGTCAGGCTGGCGGCCTTGGCGATGCGGGCGCCGACGCTGTCGCGGCGTGCCGCCAGCCGCTCCTTCATCGTCACTGCCATGGGCGCGAAGCCGAATAGTCCCTCACGCGGCAGCGTCTCCACCTCGACATGATGTTCGAACTGGCGCAGCGGCGGCAGCGCATAGGCGCCGTCTTCGAAGCCAAGATCGGACGGCTTGCGCAGCATCACCGCCCAGCTGGCCATCCAGCGCCAGAAGTCGTCCTCGGCATGGCCCTTCAGCCGCCACTGGCGGGTGTCGCCGCCGTCATGGACGAAGAAGGTGGCGAGCATGTCGGTGTAGCTCATCACGCCGAGGAACTCGGCATGGTTGCCAAGTTCCATGAAGTCGTTCGGCGCCGGCGTGGCGGTCGCCGCCAGCCGGTAGGGAATGCGCGCGCATTCCTCGATCAGCCTTGTGCGGTAATGCCCGTCGGTGGATTTGAGGATCGACGACTCGTCGAGGATCACGCCCGCGAAGCGGGAGAGGTCGAAGCGGTCGATCTTCTGGTAGTTGGTGATGCTGGTGCCGGGCTCGCAGTCGCGGCCGGCCTTCACCACGCGGGCGGCGAGCCCGAACTTGCCCGCCTCGCGGCCCAGCTGCGCGGAGACGGCGAGCGGCGCCAGATGCAGCACATCGCCCTGCGTCTCCCTGTGGATGGCATCGGCCCAGGAGAGTTCCATCAGGCTCTTGCCCAGCCCGGTGCCGGCGAACAGCGCGCCACGCCCGCGGCGCAGCGCCCATTCCGTGCAGGCCCGCTGGAAGTCGAACAGCGCCTCCGGCAGGTCGCGCGGATTGGCGATACCCGTCGGCGGGTCGACGATGGCCTTGGCGGCAAGGAACTGGTGATAGGCGGAGAGGTCGCTCACTGCACCGCCTCCGCCCGAAAGGCCGCGCGGCGGCGCGCATAGGCCAGCTTCATGTTCTTCGGCTGGTACATCGGCTTCAGATGCGCCGGGTTGCAGCACAGCCGCACGCGGCACTCATGGTCCAGCTGCTCGCCCCGGCGCAGCGGTCGCCGCCCGGCAATCCGCCACACCACCTTGTGCACGGCCTGGGTTACGCCATCCCATTTCACGCGGCCATAGCCGCCGCCCCGGCCGCTGCCGCTGGTGGCTCCTTGCCATATCCAGCAGCCGCGTTCGGGGCACACCAGCACCAGGGCGGCAAGCCGGGCGGGAAGATTGGAGAAGGGATAAGCGCTCACGCCACCCTCTCCATGATCTTCGCCTCGAGGTCGTCGAGCTCGGCGCGCAGCTTCGCGTCGTGCGACCGCAGCCCGTCCATCTTCCGCACGGCGTGCAGCACGGTGGTGTGGTCGCGCCCGCCGAAGCGCCGGCCGATCTCCGGCAGGCTGCGCAGGGTCAGCGTCTTGGCGAGGTACATCGCGATCTGCCGCGGCCTCACCACATTGGCGGTGCGCCGCTGGGAGAGGAGGTCGGCCAGCGTCACGCCGAATTGCTTCGTCACCACGCGCAGAATGTCGTCCACCCGCACGCGCCGTGGCTCGCCAATGCGGATCACGTCCCGCAAGACGGCCTGCGCCATCTCCATCGTGATCTCGACGCCGCCGAATTGGTGCGGCGCCAGCAGCCGGTTCACCGCCCCGGCGAGGTCGCGGGCATTCATCCGCCCGTCGCTGGCCAGGAACCGCGCCACATCCACCGGCAATGCGAAGCCGGGCGAGAGCACCGCCGCCCGCTCGGCCTGCGCGGCGATGATCGCGGCGCGCACCTCGTCGTCCAGCGGGCGCAGTTCGATCACCAGCCCGGCGCCGAGCCGCGAGCGCAGCCGCTCGTCGAAGGCGTCGAGGTCGCCGGGGTGCCGGTCGGCGGCGATCACCACCTGCCGGTGCGCATCCATCAGTGCGTTGAGCGCCGAGGAAAAGGCCTGCTGCACGCTCTTGCCGTGCAGCCCCTGCACGTCGTCGAGCAGCAGAAGGTCGATCTCGCCGAACCTCGCGCGGAAATCCTCGGTCGTGCCGCTCTTCATGGCCGCGACGAAGCCGAACATGAAGCGCTCGGCGGTGAGATAGGCGATGCACCGTCCGCTCTCCTCCGCCGCCTGCGCCAGCGCTTGCAGCAGATGCGTCTTGCCGAGCCCGGTCCCGCCATGGATTAGCAGCGGGTTGAAGCGTGGCATCAGGCCCGGCGCGCTTGTGGCGATATCGCAAGCCGCGGCATGCGCCAGCCGGTTGCAGTCGCCGACACAGAAGCGGGCGAAGGTCAGCGAGACGTCGCGCGGCGAGAAGGCGGGGGACTCCACCACGGCCGGGGCCGCAGGGGTGGCCGGGATCACATGCGGCGGCTCGACAGGCGCCAGCACGGCCGCGCCGCGGCGGCGCGCCACCTGCGCCTTCATCCGCCGCCGCACCTCTTCATAATGCTGCATGAGGTCCGCCGCCGTATGCACGCCGGGCGGCAGCGCGTCACCCATGTCGATCATGGGGCGCCTCCTGTGTTTTCAAGCTGTTACAGTGGGTGTTTCCCGTGGAACCGGGATCAGGAATCGGCTTCACCGTGTAGGCATGCGGGTGCAGGCCGACATAGGCGGAGAGCCGCGCGAGGCTGTCGAAGGAAAGCTCCCGCCCGTTCTCGCAGCGCGAGATCGTGGCGGCGGAAACCCCTGCCGCCACAGCCGCCTCGCGCACGCCGTGCCCGCGCGTCTCCCGCGTCACCCGCACCCCGGCGCCGAGCGTCGCCCAGCACACCGGCCCGGCGAGAAAGAGCACAGGCGTCGGCGCCTCGGCCGTCAGCGGGTCGATGGCGAGCACATGGCAGATGGCGAGATACGCCCCGGCATTCACCGGCCGTCCGCAGGCCGCGTTGCGCCATATCCGCCGCTCGATATGCGCATCCGCGCATAACGCATCGATATTTTCGTGAGACTTTTCAATGTCACGAATGCGAATGGCGAGTTTCGCGCGCAGCGCGGCGGGGCTTTCCATCGCTCACCCCCGCGCCTGTTCGGAGATCTCGGCATAGAGCCGCGACACTGCCACCAGCACGTCGCGCATCAGCGGCAGCGCCGCGCGCGCCTCGGCCGGCGTGGTGGCGACACCGCCATCCGAGCCCGGCGCCGCGGCGGCGAAGATGCGGGCCACGGCCTCGCCCATCTCCTGCATCGCCTCGGCGGTCATCTCGGCGATCCGCCCTTCGCCCTCCGGCATGGGCACGAACACGCCGCCCGCGCACAGCGCCAGGTGCTCGGCCGCCTCGGCGCAGCCGAACTGCCGGGTTAGCTGCGCCACGCGGCCGAAGCTCAGTTCGCCGGGCTGGTCCGGGTCCAGCTGCTTGCGCAGCGTGGTGTGGAACAGGTCGAGAAAGGCCGCGGCGACATAGATGCCCTCGCTGGCGGCGCCATGGGCGCCGTGCGAGCGGCCGATGCTGTCGAACATCCGGTCGAGCGCCTCATGCGCCGATCCGGGCAAGGGGCGTTTCACGGTAATACCTCCGCGCGATTACCATTTTCAGCAGGGGTAGCGGCGGGCAGGATCGGCGGCGGATAGAGATCAGGCCGCAGTTCGTGGCGCGGCACGCCGGTGACGCGCTCGACTTGAAGCACGCGCTCAGCAGGGACCCGGCGCCACTGGGACACCGCTTGCGGCGTAACACCAATGGCACGCCCCAGCTTCGCAGGGCCACCGGCGGAGATCAGCGCTCGGTCGAGGGGATCGCTCATACCGAAATGGAAAGCACATCTTTCACATCACAGCAAGTATCTCTGTCGATGCTGTCTCATGCACGAAAGTGCATCTTACATTCCATGGACACCACCGGCAGCCGCATTCGCCAGATCCGTCAACGCGAAGGTTTGTCTCAGCAAGCGTTCGCCGCACGCCTAGGCGTTACCCGTGGCGCAGTGGGTAACTGGGAGCGCAACCAGGGTATTAAGGCGGACAACATCCGCACCGTTTCGGAGACGTTCGACGTTTCTTTCGACTGGATTGCGAATGGCAGGGGCGAACTCGGGCCAGCTACAGCGTCGGCCCCGGCCCAGCGCGCGATTCCCGCTTCGGATCTCGTTGGCGCGAGAGATTTTCCGGTCTTTGCCGCCGCGATGGGAGGCGACGGCCACCTCATTGTCACCTTCGATCAGGTCGAGACGGTCAAGAGGCCATCAATCCTTGAGGGTGTCCGCAACGCTTACGCCCTGCTGATCAGCGGCGACTCGATGCGCCCCGCCTTCAATCATGGCGACATGGCCTTGGTGCACCCAGGCCTCCCCGTCGCTCGTGACAAAGTCCACATTTTCTATGATCACCCGCCGTTTGGCGCGCCGGGCGAGATCGAGGCTATGGTCAAGAACCTGCTCAGCTGGACCGAGAAAAAGTGGCACCTCGAGCAATACAACCCAGCCAAGACCTTTGACGTCGACCGTGTCGACTGGCCGACCGCACATCGTGTGGTCGGCCGATATGACGCCCGCTAGCCTGTCAGGCGGCGGCCAATTCGGCTTCCACCTCGCCGAAGCTTGCGATGATTTTCGCATCATCCCAGTCACCGAAGTCCGGATCGCCGGTGCGCGAGAACGCTACCGCGCCGGCATAGCGATCCAAACGACTCCCCATCGCCGCGGCCATACGCTTCGCGTGCCCTTCGTCCTGAGCCGGTGACGCCTCGCCGGGAATTAGGCGCCCTTTACCGGAGCGCACGAAAGGGAGAGCAACGTAATAGGTGGTGCGAGCCATCCAATCCTCCTCTGGGGCAGGGGTAGGATTATGACTCTGTTAACCGGAACGTATCAAGAACGAAGTGATTCGGTAGAGCCACCTAGGACAGTTGTGCTTTCACTCTCTTGCGAAGGAGTGAAAGATATGCTTTCGTCTCCCCATCCGCTTCCGATGGGAGACACGCCGATGCGTCCGAACGCCGATACCGACTTCCCCCTGAACCCGAGCCTGCCGCATGGCGAGCACGTCGCCATCCATGCCGCCATCGAGGCAGCCCGCAACGCCGAGGCCTATGAAGCCACGCTGGAGCGCATGGCGCGCGACATCGAGGCCATCATCGCCCGACAGGAGAGTGTCGACAGCGACGACCTCGCCACCCTCGGCTGGACGCTGACGCAGATCGCCGAGATCGCGCCCGAAGCGCTGGAGATGGTCCGCAACCGCGCGCTGCGTCACCTCAGCTGAGTTTCCCGAGCGTCCGGCGTCCCTAGCGCCGGACTGCCTGCCGGGGCGCGCATCCGCCCCCTCCGCGCGCCCCGGCTCTTTCTCCCGCGAAGACGTCCACCCGTGCCGTCGGAACTGCCGACGCCATCGGTGGCCGCCAAACCAGCGAGATCAACATGGTCAGCCAGACGGAAGTCGACGCAGTTCGCGCGACGGCGAGCGCAGCATTCAACGCGCTAGCCAATGAGGCGCGCGCCCATGGTGGCGACGCCGACGACATCGCCCGCCGCATGCACTGCTCCATCGCGATGATGCTGGGCAGCTTCGCGGCCATGTACGGCCATGGCTTCAAGAGCGGGCCGCACGCGGCCATCGACGATATCCGCGACGGCGCACACGAGGCGGCCAAGGATATCCTCGGCTACGGCCGGGAGAAGGCTGCGGCGACGGGAGTGGTCCAATGACCCTCCACCTCCCGCGCCCCTTCCGCCTCCGCCTGCTGCGCGCCTGCTTCCGCGTCATGAACCGCCGCCCGCCGGATATGATCATCGGCGGGCCGGAGCGCCCCTATATGCTCCGCTGGTGGCTGCTGCCGCGCAATCGCTGGTTCAACATCTATCTGCACCGCTTCCTGCGCGACGACGATGACCGCGCCCTGCACGATCATCCATGGCCGTCGCTCTCCGTGTTGCTGCAGGGCGAACTGATCGAAACCTGGGCGCCGCAGCCCGAGCTCGCCGCCCAGCCCGAACACCAGCGCATCCGCGTCAACACGGTCGGCTCGGTCATCTGGCGCGGCCCCCGCTTCGCCCATCGCCTGGCGCTGCCGCTCAACGCGGATCTGCAGCCGACGCCGGCCATCACCCTGTTCGTCGTCGGCCCGCGCCTGCGCGAATGGGGCTTCTGGTGCGCGAAGGACAGCCCGGCAGGCGGCTGGCGCCCATGGAAGAAATTCGTGGCGGCGGACGATCCCGGCGCCGTCGGTCCCGGCTGCGAGTGAAGGGAGCAGATCATGGCCGTCAATAAGCGTCAGCCGGTCCGTCTGTCCGGCAATGCCCGCCTCGCCATCATCCTGTGGCTGATCTCCTTCCTTGCGACGGGCGGCATCATGCTCGCCGCCGCGGCGAAGGCCCGTGCCGCCACGCTGGAGCGCGCGACCGAGGTGGTGATCACCCTGCATCCCACGGGCTCGTGGATGGTCGCCGCGGTCATTCTCGCGGGCGTCGCGCTCATCTGCTCGGTCGCGGCGATCCTCATCGCCCGCGCCTCCGCCCGCCCGCGCGGCGGCATCTGAGGGGGAAGCGATGCTGGACCGCGCCTCTCCCGCCTTCGACGCCGGCACCGACCAGCCGCTCTCCGATGCCGCCGCCGGCTTCGCCAAGGAGCAGCTGAAATCCTTCATCGAGCGCATAGAGCGCCTCGAGGAGGAGAAGAAGACCATTGCCGACGACATCAAGGATGTCTTCGCCGAGGCGAAGGGCACCGGCTTCGACGTCAAGGCGCTCCGCGAAGTCCTGAAGATCCGCAAGGCCGATGCCGATCAGCTCGCCGAGCACCAGGCGACCGTCGATCTCTATTTGCAAGCCCTCGGCATGGTGGGGTGAGCCATGGCGACGCTGGGCGAAGAACTCTATGCGACCTTCCTCGTTGAAGAGCTCATCGAGGAAATCCGGTCCGGAAATGGCCTTGGCGACGGCGCTTTCGCCGAGCTTCTCTCTGAGATCGATGACGAGCGCGACGTCATTGGTGAGCGTGGCGAGAGCTATTCGGTCGGCTACCCCCCCCATCTTCCGACAGCTGATCGAAGAAGCGCGCGACCTCTTCCACGACGGCTTGCGGGACGACGCCATTACGCGACTGGATCGGCTCGCTCACCCGAAATGGTCCTCCGAAGCAGAATGTCGCAAGGCCTACGCCCTGCACATGATCGCCCAGCGCGCCGCCCAATCCCCTTCACCCGGAGACGTCCCGTGAAGCTCATCGCCGAGCGCACCCATCTGCTCGCGGCCTTGAAGGCCGTCGGCCATCTCGCGCAGAAGAAGAACCCGATTCCCCTGCTGCGTCATGTGCGCCTACGCACCGTGGGGAACCGCCTCTTCGTCGCCGCGACGGATCAGGACGCCTATGCCGAGGCGGAGATCCCGGCCGATGTCGAGCGCCAGGGTTCCGCCACCATCGACGCAGACGTGCTGCAGCGGATGGTGAACAACTTCGCCGACGGCTCGCAGGTCTATGTCGATGCCGGCGAGGCGCTCGCCACCGTCAAGGCAGGCCGCAGCCGCTACCAGCCGCCCGTGCTACCGGCGGATGACTTCCCGGCCATGTTCGCCCCGAAGGGCAAGGACGTCGCCAGCTTCACCCTGATGCCGGAGGAGGTGAAGCGCCTCCTTGTCGTGCCCCGGCCGGCGGCGCCGAAGGGCCAGGCCGACAAGCAGCAGCTGGAAGGCGTCTATCTGCACACCTCCAATGACGATCGCACCCTGTGGGCCGCGGCGACGGACGGCCTCACCTTCATCGCCGCCGATATCCCGGCCCCGGAAGGTGCCGCGAAACTACCGAAGCTGGTCGAGCCGGGCGAGCAGGGCACCGGCCGTCCGCGTGGCCTGATGGTGCCGATGGACGCCGTCGGCCACCTCATCAAGCTCGGCGAGAACGGGCTGGAGATCGAGGCGGACACCAATGTCCTCGCCGCCCGTGCCGGCCTGCCGTCCAGCGCGGTCAAGGTCAGCTACGCCACGCGGCTGATCGACAATCGCTTCCCGCCCTATGAGCGCTTCCTGCCACCGCTGGAAGGCGTGTCCATCCTCGTCGAGGCCGGCGCCTTCGCCGATGCCATCAAGCGGCTGGCGGACATGGCCGGCAATGAAGAGCGCCCCATCGCCATCGAGTGGGAGGAGGAGGGCGACCTGTCGCTCTGGCTCGACGACCACGCCGACGGCATCTATGGCACCGAGACCATAGACATCATCGTCCGCCATGGCGTTGGCCGCTTCGGCGCGCGCGCCGGCCTCATTCTCAAGGTCGTCGAGGCCGGCGGGCGCGGCCAGCTGGAGATCTGGTTCAGCGCGGAGCGCAAGGCCGCGCGCCTGCGCAACCTCGACGATCAGGAGATGATCGCCGTCGCCTGGCTCTGCGACCTCCGCCGCCGCCCGCACCACGGCGCCGTGTTTCAGGAGGAGGACGCAGCATGAGCAACGCAAAGAGCCTGACACCCAAATTCTCGATCGGTGAGCGGGTGCATTACATCGATCATCACGACCGATCCCAGACTGGCGCCGTCAGACGGATTGAGGGCACTTGGCCATCATGGGGCGGAGATCCCTATCTCGTCTACACGGTGGAACATCCGACCTACCGCAACCGCACCTTCTATGCCGGTGAAGGCAAGATAACCGGGGTTGCGACGTCATGAGCGACGCATCCAAGCACGCCCCTCTCACCTTCGGCGCCCTGCGCGCAGCCAATGCGGCGCGACAGGAGCTCTGGTGCCCGGATCAAAAGCCAGACCTGTCGTTCCGCGGCAACGAGCTTGCCGGCGAAACAGGTGAGGCCTGCAACGTCATCAAGAAGCTGGAGCGCGAGCGGCAGGGCTGGAGGGGCTCACGGGCCTCGGTCCACGACCTGGCGGAAGAACTCGCCGACGTCGTGATCTGCGCCGATCTCGTCGCGCACAGCGCCGGCATCGACCTCGGAGCGGCGGTCACCTTCAAGTTCGACAAGTCGTCGGAGAAGATCGGGCTGCCGACGCGGCTGTCCGGCCTCGACGCGCCGGAGTACTTCCACTTCATCTACCGCAATTGGCGAGGCGAGGTCACCGAGCGCCAGGTCATCCCGTTCTACGTCTGGTTCGGCAAGACGGAATGGCACCCGCAGCCGCAATGGTTCCTTCGCGCCTTCGATTGCCGTGCTCGTGCCGATCGCGACTTCGCCATGAAGGACATCATCGGGAGCACGCCATGATCCCCGACTTCGTCACCGGCAATGTCGCCCCGCTCTACGCCGAGATCGAACGCCTAAAGAACCGTGCCTGGGATCTCCTGGAGGCGAACAACCGCTATCTGGAGCGGGCGCGCGCCGCCGAGGCGCGGGAGAAAGAGGCGAAGGAGGAAGCCGCCTATTTCCTCGCCCGCGTCCGCGAGGCCGAGGCCCGGCGCGACGCCGCCGAGCTCGCGCTGGAGCCCTTCGCCGACGTCGCTGGCGAGGGCGACGAGGACTTTCCGAACGACACCAAATGCACGGTCCAGATGGGCCGTAGCACCGATTACACGTTGAAGCTCGGCGATTTTCGCCGCGCCATGCAGGTGATCAATGCCATCCCGGTGGACGATGACGAAACCCGCGAGTGCCTCGGCTGCGCTCACCTGGTGAAGTTCGGCGACAAGGTGCAGGACGAAGCGAGCGGCGAGATCTTCTGCGAGACCTGCGCCTACACCTATGCCGACATCAAGGCCCAGCACGACGGGGCGCTCGCCACCGGCGAATACGGCGAACTCACCCCCGAAGGCATCGCTGCCTTCGCCGAGGACTACGCCGCGCACGTCGCCGCCGGCGGCTCGCCGGCCGACAAGCCGCTCTCTGTGCTGGGAAAGGACCGGGCGCCATGAGCAAGAAGCTTTCCCCTCACGACATCCACAACGCGACTGCCGGCCCGATCGTGGCGGCGATCGTCAAGCCGACCCTCAAGGCCGGCGGCGGTATGCCGGAAGTTCTGGTGCTCCTCGAGAGCGTCATCGCCGGCACCCTCGTGACTATCTGCAAGTTGGGCGGCGATGAGATCGTGCTCGACGCGGTGATGGACGAGGTCCGCGACCGCACGCGCGAGATGCTGGCGCAAATGCGCCTCGGCAATGTCGAGCCGGGAGGTTCGGCGTGATCATCAAGCACATTGAGGGCGCCACGCGCGTCATCGGCAAGAGCCAGGGCTACATTGGCCTGCCGCTGCGCGACGAGATGATCAGTTGCACCGTCAACGGCCCGGTGACGCCGAGCATGCTGACGGCATGGGAGCCGACGCCGGCCGAGATCGAGCGCATCAATGCCGGTGCGCCGGTTCTGCTCCGCGTGCTCGGCACAGCGCATCCCCCGGTGATGATCGAAGTCGGGGACGCGCCATGACCGCGACAGCCTCGGCGCGCCGAGATCCTCTGCCGCTCTCGCTCCCGCCGCGCGGCGTCAACCGCGAGCAGGCGGCGGCCTATGTCGGCGTGTCGGCGTGGCTGTTCGATGAGATGGTCGCCGACGGCCGCATGCCGAAGCCGAAGAAGATCAACACCCGGCTGGTGTGGGATCGCCACGAACTGGACAACGCCTTCGCCGCCCTGCCCAATGAGGAGACCGCACAGAGGAAAGTGCGGTTTTCAACATAGGAGGCACACGTGGCAGACCTGCCCCGCTACGTCATCCGGCGCAAAGGCCGGAATGGCGAGCCCTTGTTCTACTATTGGAAGAGACCCGGCCCGCAGATACGCCTGCGCGCCACGCCCGGCACCCCGGCTTTCGATGCCGAGGTCGAGGCGGCCGGCAAGTTCGTCGAGCCGCCGGCACCCCCGCAGAAGAACCGGCCCGGCGCGCTCGTGCCACACACCATGCGGTGGATGTGCGCGAAGTACGTCGACTCCGCCGACTTCCTCGCGCTCGATGAGCGCACGCGCCGGGTGCGGCGGGGCATCATCGAATCCTGCCTCGCCGAGCCGACCGAGATCGGCGGCGATCTGCTCTTCGCCGATGTTTTCCTCGACGAGATGACGACGAAGGCGATCAAGGTGCTGAGGGATCGCAAGGCTGGCCTGCCGGAAGCCGGCAACGGCCGCGTCAAGGCGATGCGCCAGGTCTTCGCCTGGGCGATCGAGGACGAGCTGTCGGATCGGCTGCTGTTCAACCCGGCGCGCGACGTGAAGTACAACGCCGGCAGCAGCGAGGGCTTCCATCAGTGGACCATTGAGGAGGTCGAAGCCTTCGAGGCGAAGCACCCGATCGGCACCACCGCGCGGCTTGCCTTCGCGCTGCTGCTCTACACGGCGCAGCGTAGGTCGGATGTGGTGCAGTTCGGCCGCCAGCACGTGCGGAACGGCTGGCTGCGCTTCACGCAGTTCAAGGGCCGCAAGCGCAAGCCCGTCACGCTGGAAATCCCGATCGTCGCCGATCTGCAGGCGATCATCGACGCCAGCCCGACCGGCGATCTCACCTTCATCCTCACCGAGAAGGGCGAGCCGTTCACCTCCAACGGCTTCGGCAACCGGATGCGCAAATGGTGCGACGATGCCAAGCTTCCGGAGTGCGCGTCGCACGGCCTGCGCAAGGCCTCGGCCTCGCGCCTCGCCGAATGCGGCTGCACGCCGCATGAGATCATGGCCATCACCGGCCATACGACGATGAAGGAAATCGAGCGCTACACCAAGGGCGCCCGGCAGAAGGTCATGGCGAAGGCCGCCATGCTGAAATTCGAGAAGCCGACCACCCCGAAGGCGGCTGATACAACGCTGTAA